TTGCTATCTTCTCTTTTATTCTTTCTTGTTTTAACTTTTCTTTTATCTTAGCTGTATCTACGAAATCTTGATGTTTTTTTTGCAATCTTTTTGGGCTGTTTAGATACCTGTTTACCTGCTCTAGTTGCTTTGCGTTTAGCAGCCGAAGAACGGGCATATTCACTGGGCGAAAGAGCCTTAATCGCTTTCTCAGGTAAGTAACGCTCACCAGTTGCTTTACTCCCTTGTGTACTAGGTTTACCAGATTTTGTTCGCCATTTTTGTTTTGTCCACGCAACTAGTGACCTCTGTGATTTTTTTAATGCCATTATAATTTACCCATCCATTTTGCTAGTAGCCATGCTAATATTCCTGCAAAAAATAATATGAAAATAAATGCTATTCCATAACCTGCATATTCTATTAACTCTTGTCTACGTTTCTCTGCCATTTTTTCTGCATATCGTCTTGACTTTCTAGCCTCTGCTTGGAATGATTGCCAATCTTGCCAAAGTCCGGGTCTACCTAAATAGATCATTATCTTTTTGAGTTCTTCTTCTTTTTCTCTTATCTGTTCAAGAGCCATGAACTCTTCTAAGTCTCCACCCCCTACACCTTTAGCTTTTTTCTTTTTTAAATTTTTTTCTATTTGTTCTTTTGAGAACACAAAATCTGATATTTGTTTTGCACAACCTGAAAGTTCTTTTCCGTTTGACACGAAATTTTTTATTATTCCGAAAGCAGCATTCGCTGCAGCTAGTTCTGCTAACATTTTATTTCCTTATAGGTTTGCAATATGCAGTTATTCGTTGATTTCCATCCTCTG